TTTAGATTAAAATCCATATTAACAATAGACGACGCTTTAACTTGCTGCAAAATCTTTTCTACAGCCTTTCCAACGCCATCACATACACCTTCAATTTCTTCTTTAATTTGATCCACAACAGGTTGAATAACTCTTTTGCGAACCACTCCAGACACGTAACCTTCATCACGGTCCGACTCAGGCACAATCACTTCAGGAATAGTAGTATCATTCAACACAGTTAAGTATTGCATGGACGTAAATCCCTGGAACACACTCAAACTAAAATCATCAGCAATCTTCGAATAAACATTAACAGTGTAATCACCAGCTATGGAAACATTAGTGTTGGTAGAAAAACCAACCATAATAGATCCCATATCAGCGGCAATCGCTTGATCCTCATCAATGGTAGCAAAATTGGTATCTTGCAAATAATTTAAATCATTAGCATTATACCATGGAATTTCAATATTCATTATCTGATTCACACTCAAAGTCAATATATCCAAAGGGTTAGAATGACGCAAAATGGGCGTCGGTAACAAAAGGTCAGGGTACAGAATCGAAGTCGGGGCAATCTTGTCAGAAGCATCATATTGAGCCCATACAAATACACCAGGCAGGTAAGGAAATATAATTCTATATCTCATACCACCACGGTAATATCTATATCCACTCAACAAAATGCGGGCATGACTACTCCTATTCAATATGTCAAAATTGTCACTATAATTAGGTCCAGGTGGGACCGGAGTGACTTTCAACTTAAACAAAGCAAAAGGATAACGCGAAGTAATGGAATCACTAAAAGTGAAACTCTCATTATGCGTCGGTCGTCGTAGTAAATCATAAACATTTGTAAAGGATTCTCCAAAACAAGAGGTTCCCCATCCATTAGATCCAAAAGCTTGAACGCTTGTTGAAAAATTAGGATTAGCATCACGTTCACTCTCAGGCACAATAACATCATCATAAACATGCAAATCTTCCATTTTCATGTAATCATTCACAGCAAGTATAGGATCTTCAGGTCTCCAAATAATCCAAATTTGAGGCAATGGCGTTATCGGCAAAACAACTCCCGTATACAAATAAGGGGCCAACGTAGTTCTATACGCTTCAGTATCTTCATAAGTATTCAACAAAAGCATCAAATCAGCAAGATTAGGGGGGGTTGAGTCAAACAAGGCACAAACAAAAGTAGAACCCACTTTCAACATACAACACAGATTTGTGGTAATTGCAGGAACTCCAGTAACAGCAACATTCATTTGACAAATAAAAGCCAATTCAGGTTGAACAGTCGTCCACAATCGGGCAACACTACTAGGAACAGCAGTAACACTCAAAGCACGTCGATTTCCATCATCAAAATATGGCGATCCAAAATCATTCCATCCAATATTTGCAAACAAAGTAACGGGTATAAAAGCCAACAAAGGATCAACAACAGGAAAAGCATCTTGTCGTAATACCAAAGCAGGTTGGGTCAAATTAGCACATTCAAAATTGTCACCTCCAGCCATATAAAAATTAATATCAACAGCAGAGCTAACATTAGAAGGTTGTTGTAAACGTTGTAAAACATTAACAACAAAAACACCAGGCAAACGTCGATTAGTCAAAGATAA